TCTTGGCATAAGTGTTGCATAAATATCTGACTATCTGACGGTGTGTTGATAACGAAACGGTAACAATTCTCCATCGTCCATCGCATCATCGATCGTGCGCCTTATGTCGTTATCGAGATCGTCCATACCGGCGGCCATGTACTACGAAGGTCGCATCCTTTTCTAGGTTGACCAGAGTTACCTGAGTATCTTCGACGATGATAAAAGCCTGTTGCCAGTTCATTGTGCCCTTTGTATAGCCCGCTTTGCGAACGTCCATTAGATGCCCGCCCTCAACGCCACGCAGGATACGCCCTATTTTGCCCCCAGATGCCTCTGTAAAGGCCGATGAGCCCGCTCTGTGAGTATGTCCACAGACTACGCTTAAACCGTGTCTACGAGCCGCCTGAAGGGCTGTAAGACCCGCATTAGGGTTGATCCCTTGCTCATCCCCATGAACTGCTACCCAGCCCTTAGCGAAGGCGTAAGGCTTCTTATGATAGGTGATGCCTAGTTCGTCTAAACGCATGAAGCGCTCAAAGCGTAACTCAGGCAGAGCCAAGAACGCTGGGATCTTCTTCATGATGACGTTGTAAAGCCTGTCCGTATGGTTAGAACGGATCATGTGTGCTTCTTTAGAATGCTCGACTAGCGACCAGAGAACCTCAACCGCTTGGTCTCGATCCTCAGCTAGTGTCTGCTCGTACCAGCCTGGTGTGTTTTCTGTCCACCGGCTGATCTGTGGGAGATCGATTTCGTCTCCCAGAGTAACCACGCTATCTGGGCGGTATTTCTTAATAAAACTTGCAACATTGCGTACAGCAATTTCATCATGATAAGGCACTTGAAGGTCGGGCACGATCACTTGCCGAAATACTGCCATGGTTAATCCTCATCGTCATCGTCATAGGGGATGCGGTTGGGTAGATCTGGCAGCCAGTTAGGAGTAGGCAGGATCGTTGCCGGATAAGTCAAAGGCTCAAGCAGAATAGCCAAAGCGATTTCTTCGTTAAAGCCCGCTTTGCGTAGGCTCTTCCAATACTCGTTTAGCCCTATGCAATAACTTTCAAGCATAGAGTAAGCCTCTAAGTCGATAGCCTTCTTGCGTGCCATGTAAATATTATCGCTCTAGAAGTATGTTGTAGATCTCATCGACACGCGCATTAAGGCGCTTAATCTCCGACAGCAAGTGAGTGATCACATAGCCAGCTAATCCACCCACTATTGCAAGAGTAGCAATATAAAGATTTAGGAGATCCGTCTGTGTCATCGTTTTGGTGTCGCATATCCGAATACTCCAGCAAGTACAGCCCAAAGAATTGAGCGATAATCTGCTGCAAAGTTAGATGCTGCCCATGCTGAAAGGAATGCACCAGCAGTTAGGACATAAGGGTTTTTCATATTCATAGCGATCCTCCTAGTAGCGGGATATTAAAGAACGAACCATCTTCATCACCTTTTGTAGTGAACGAGACATGGAGATGATGGCGATGCTTGTTAATCCCAGTATAAGTTCTCCAGCGCCAAGCGCTTTTGGCGCTTGCAATTTTGCCGTCGAAGATGAGATATGCCAGGCGCTTATCAGACTTTGCCAAGAGACGAAGTTGATCTGCCACATCAGGCATGATGTCTGGCTTGGGCTTTCCCGATAGATCGCGGTCAATGTCGATGGCACGAACCCAGCCTTGCGCATCTGGATTATGGTCAGACTTACGAGCTGCGTGCCGACTATCGCCGAGCCAGCCGTCCGAGGTACGGTCACGATCGCTGAAGCAGTCATCGAACTGTTCACGGAGTTGTTGTCCAGCCTTGCATAACTTGGGTTTCATCCCAGTAGTAAAGCCAATTCATCTGGAGTAAGCCCTAAGCGATCTGCGATAGCAGCCTTAGCCTCAGCCTTCTCTGCTGCTGCTTGCTCCTCATCTGCCTTAGCCTTTGCGTAAGCGATCGCATCTGCTTCGCGCTGCTTAATTTCCTCGGCTGTAAGTTCTACTTCAGAGACTTCGCCTGTCTCGCAGTTTACGATGATCTTTGTGTCTGCCATGTTTGTCTCCTATGATTTAGATATGCCGTAGAGTGAAGCGGTTGAATACTGTAAGAAGTTTGTGCTTCCTACTGTTCCTGAGTAAATAGTGATTTGGTTGATAGCGGTAGTTTGAGACCAAAGACCAGCGATCATCATTAGTTGATAGGTAAAGTCTGTAGAAGCATTGTTCTCAGATACGGTATCTACTGAAAAAGATTTATTGGTCGATCCTGCATAATTTGGCAGATAAATCTCGGCGTTGTTAAATGTGTTGGCTGTAAGACTTGAACCCACAGTACCGCCAACAGTTACCGAAGTTCCTGCCGAACCGTTGCCAGAAGCAGGTGTAGCAGTTGCGGCGAAAAGTGTGCGAAAGGAATAGTTAGCGCCTGAGTTAGCATTTAGTCTCATCGTTGCGCTTCCTGTGAAACCATCGGCGTTACTCGATCTTAAAGACAGTTTAAGTAGCAAGTCTGTGTAAGTGCTAGGTATCGAAGCAAAGTCAATAAATGAAGCCCCACCAGCGCCAACGGTTACGGTGCTGCCAATTTGGATATAAGTTGCCATTATGCCGCCTTAATTCCGTATAGGGTAAAGGTTGAGCCTGTTGCAAAGGTTGAACCATTAGCAATTAAAGTCACGCTAGTTATTGCCGCAGTATTGCGCCATAGCCCAACAGTTGCATCTACCGCTTGATTAGCGTTATTACAACGAGCCAGCATGGTTTTGTAGGTTGTCGTGTTGCTGTAGTTTTGCAACTGAATTATGTAATTGGCTGCAACTGTTGTACTCATGTAAGCATTGAAGTTCACATTGAAATTAGCGCGGTTGCTTGAGCGTTGAGATAGCGCGCTCGAACCTGTGCCTGAAAGTTGAGTGGTTGAGTAATTTGATCCAGTATCGCCATTGACTTGCATCCATAAGTCTGCCGCAGCCGTTGAATTACCTGTTACTACAATAACTAAATCGGTGTAAGTACCGCTAATGCTGCTAAAAGTGTAGTTAGCGGTGGCGCTTGGAATTGTGTAAGTCGCTATCGGTTCATAAGTTTTAGCCATTATTTGACCCCATAAAGCGCGAATGATGAGTACTGAGAAAACACGCCAGACCCTAACTGTTTTAACTGAATGCTAGTGATAGCCGCTGGAGTTGCATACCAGAGACCAGACTCTAAAAGAATTGCACCTGAACCGTTTTGGTCAATACCGTCTAGAACTCTGACGGTCTTTGCCTTATTCGTGCTGGTGTAATCCAAGATGTCTATGATGCCAGCGCCGAAATCAGGATATCCGTTGCCAGAATTAAAGTTCATAATTGTTTGACCACCGCCGCCTGTTGCTGATGCGGCTGAACCGTTGCCTTGTAATCTGTGTCGTGTGTAGTTAGATCCTGTGTCGCTGTTAAATTGCAACCCCAGTCCAAAGCCGTCAGAAACTTTAACTATGTAGCGGATTTGGAGATGCTTATATGTACCGCTAATAGATGTAAAGTCGATAGTAGCCTGACCCCCAGCGCCAACGGTGTAAGTCTGAATAGACTCAAAATCGCCGACAGCGGCAGGAGCGCCACTATCTAACAGCGCCGTAAGGTTGTTAAGCATTAGGCAATAGCCCCCACGACATACCAGTTATTTGCAGAGGTTTGGATTAGGGCGCATGACTTGTATTGGTTTAGGACGGGGCTTGCTGCTGTTGCTCCAGCAGATAGAACGGTTACGCCACCTGAGCCAGAGATCGTTACTGCTCCTGCGCCTTTGTTTAGAACTGTAATTACTGTTCCGACTGGGAACGCTACGCTGGCGTTCGTAGGGATAGTCATGGTTGAAGCGCCTGCATTAGATCGGGTGACTAGCACCTGATACTGGTCAGTAAGGACAGGTGTGTAGGTTGTGCCGGTCTGATCGTTGAGTGTGAAGCCTACGAGTCCGTTAAACATAGCCGCGCTTAGGACATCGCCTGTTGCTGCTGGAAAGCCTGTTGCCATTTATATTCTCCTAATACGCCATTATGTTAGTGCCGATTATACCTGATATGTCCGATCCGATGATGAATCCTTCAACGATCGGTTCGAGAGTTGTCACAGTTACGCTCATGGCATTTGGCGTGATGTTCCATGAGAGTCCTTGCGCTTGCAAAGTCTTTACTATTGTTGAGCCGTCTGGCTGAACATTTGTAATCTTTAAGTTTGAGAAGTAATCCAGACCAAGCATCGTGGCAGTTGGAACATCTGGATCAAGTAGATCGACCGTCATGGCATCTATGCGGATCGTGGTCTCTTTGCGAGTTGCTACATATATCTTTGCCACATTGAGCGCATCTGCATCAGTCTGGAGAACTAGGTTGTTCTCGTTGATCTGGTGAGGGAAGTATTTAGCAATAGAGGCTGAGTCCTCTGAGACCTGCTGTGTGCCGCCGTAGCGAGTCATGCCGGCTGAGTTGATAATTAACTTGTCATCGAAGGCAAAGGTAAGGTTAGTGTAAGGAATGCCAGTTGTCTGGTTGAACTCGATCGGAGTCTCACCGTACTTCTTGATTACATTAGTACGGTTTAGATAAACGGCTGTTCCCTCAACATCTATGTAGAACGCACCCTGCTCGGAGAACTCTGCGTTCTTAAGGGCATCAAGGGCTGTTCGTGATGTCGCTGGATCTGCAATACAGGTTGTGTTGCCTGTGTCTATGGTGCGCATAGATGACGGCCATTGTACTTGATCTAGGATCTTGCCAATACGAGTGCCGGTGTCTTGCCCAGCCGTAGCATCTGCCACAGTTGTAATCCCAGCCTGCTGCATAAGTCTGAAAGCATCTGAGCAGATGATGTCCACATAGCCTGTTTCTTGGCCTTGAGGATAGGTGTACTTGTAGTCTGTTGTATAACCTGAAAATAGGAAGTAACCAACGCCGCCTACTGTTGCTGAGACACGCAGTTTGCGGAGCGGAGTTAGGAAGCCAAAGTAAGGGCTAGCAGTATTTTGTGGGTTGAAGTCAGAGTTAGGATCTAAGACTCTGATAGTTGCAGACCCAGACTCGTAAGTGTCGCGCATGATATTGCGACCGCGCTTGATACTGATCTGTCTTACATTAGGCGTCAGATCGACCGTAGGCTCTGGAGTAGTAGTTGAAGCAAGTGTGCCTGTGCCTAAAACGCCGTACTTCTCATCGCCAATAGTAAACGGATAGCCAAAGGTAGCGCCGCTAGTAAAGTCAAAGGATACGGATATCTGAGCAGGTAAGGTCATGGCCCGAATGACCCACCTTGACGGAAGATAGAAGAGAACTTGGCAGATAGTGAAGCATCAAGCAAAGTATCGCGGAGAACATCTTGCAGACTCTCTTGAGCAATTATTGAGCCAGCATTGACATTAACTGTGAACTCTACGCCTGCTGCGCTTGTCTGAGTTGATCCTTGCGGCAATGAGTATTGCTGACCAGTTACGCCATAACCTGAAGCCATAGATACAACAGGTGCAACAGTTGGATTAGAGATGCGGCGAACCTGTGCCTCGATCATGTCAAGATAAGACTTCCATGCGGTAAAGGGATTCTTAGCATCTGGAAGGCTTGCTAGATAAGCAGCTAGTTGCTGTGAAAGCCCTTGAGACTTGGCTAGTTCTCCAGCAAGTTTAGAAGCCTCTGAAGTGTTGCCGGTCAAGATAGCCAGTTGAAGTTCTAAGCGCTTGCGTTCCTCAGCTGAGATATCGCCTTTGAGTGCAGCGATGATCTGAGTCTGCTGGATATCGAATAAAGTTCCAGCCTTCTGCAAGGCTGTCTGTTCCTTGATCGCCTTTGTTTGCTCTTTAGTTGTCTTGAGCAGTGCATCGCGGTTCTTTTTCGCTGCCTTGTCGGCTGCCGCCTTAGTTAGTTCTGCGCGAATTGCTGGAGTGATGCCTGAACGGTCAACTCCTCGGTTCATCTCGGCTTCGCCTATTGCGCGGAAGGCTTGTAAGTCTCCACGCGCTAGGGCTGCTAACTGACCAACGCCTACACCGAAGCGGCGTACAAAGGTAGCAAGTGCTGTAGAAGTCTTTTCAATAAGGTTGAGAGTGTTAGTTAATCCACCTTCTCCACCGCCGCCAAGGGCTGCGAGTGCATCGAGCAAGCCACCGCCAATAATTTCCTGAGCGTTATTAGCCGATACAGATAAACGCTGAAGCGCACCAGCATAGGTATCGACTGCAACCGTTGCCTGTCCACCAAATAAACCGTCAATTCGTGTCTGGACTTCCTCAAAGGACATAGCCTTCAGTTCAGCCTGAGTTAAACCGATGCCGTACTTAGCAAGGGATCTAGTCTGGCCTACATAAGCCTTTGATAAGTCACCGGCTACTGATACAACATCTGCGCCGCTTGCCGCGCTTAGATCGAGTGCTGTGCGGAGTAACTGTTGGCTCTTAGCAACATCTCCAGTAGTAGTTAATAAACGCTGAAAGGCTGGGCGCAGTTGGTCATCAAGGATACCGAACTGCTTTTCTAGATCAGCAATAAAGTTCTTAACGGAAGGATCTGCAAAGGCTAAGCCTAAGTTATCCAAAGACTGAGTTAATACTCTGGCGGCTTTATCATCTTGAGCAAAGGCTTTAGCAGCGTTGAACCCAGCGCGACCTAAACGCTGAACAGTGAATAAACCTACATAAGATTTAGCAAGTGTCTTAACTTGCGAGTTAAGCCCGATAGTGGATTTAACTGCATCGTTAAAGGCTTTACGGCCTACGAACTCCGCGGCAATATCTACTTTTACATTAGTTGCCATTAGTTATATCTACCTGTCTTGGCGTTGAACTTAGCGGCTGCGCCTTCTAGTGCCTTAATAACTGCGCCTTGAGTCTTGCCCTGATCCTCGTTCCAAGCGCGAAAGATACCGCGACCTTGTAACTTACCTTGGCCTTTAACATCGCCACCTAATCGTGGTGAGAAGTTTCCGCCAGGGTTCTTACGCCCTGCTGTCTCATAGATAGCACCAGCGGCAGACTTGTTGAGCAAAGATACGAGAGAACGCCAGCCGCGATTATTAGGGCGGCTTGGAGATGTCTTATAGGTAATACCCTTTTTGGCGATCGAAGGGTTATATGTAGGGAACTTGCCTTTACCGTCTGCGCGTTCTGCCCAGCCACTTAGCGGTGACTCTGCTGGCATGAAGCCGCGAGCCTTAGCCGCAATAGGCTTTAGCAAGTTACCTAGTTCTTTAGTTGTTGCTTTGGCTAGATCAGGTTCATATTCTCTCAGGGCTTTGCGGAGTTTAGTTGCGCCTTTTACCTCTGTTGGCATCAGCTTGCTCCTTTGCTCTGTCTTTCAGGGCTTGAAGTAAAGTCCTGAACATCGTGTGATCTAGTTCAATTAAAGTCTGTGGCGAGAGTCCAGTCTCTAGCGATAGTCTCGCTACGAGATAGGTGAAGGACTCTCGCGTTACTCCAAAGGGTCGTCATCGAGAACTTCGACTCGCGCCAAAGTTTCCAAGAACGCTTCTCCGAAGGGTTT